TCATTCCATCTACTGAAAAATAGACGTGTATTCCATCTGAGTCTTCTTCTTGGTAAACTCTCATTAACTGTCTGTTGTTTAAACCTAATCTATTTGCTTTCTTAATTATGTAATCTAGGTCTTCCAATGTTAATTTATCTTTGTACGTTATGGCATGTTCATTGACCATATTATCTCCTTCCATTTGAAGAAGTGTTATTTCAACTCCTTCTTTGTCTGAATAGCGCTTTTGTGCATAAAGTTCTACTACTTGGGAATCATCTTTGTAAGCTATTTCATTGAGAACGTCAAAATAAAATTTGCAAATATTATCAAGGTCACCACGTGATGTTTTGTAATTTGCCGTTATTTTACGCTTTTTAGGCCATGATTTTGGAATTTGGTATGATATACTTACTATAGCAGAGATAGATCCTTCTAGGGCTTTTAAATAGCCTTGCTGGCGAAATTGATTAGCGAATTCAAACTTCATTCCGCGTTTGATCTTTTCTTGTGGATCATATGCTATTCCGTTTGCCATCCTATGTCTCTGTTTAGCAATTGGATTTCCTGAGTGATAAAACTTCATCTATCTTGTTCCTTAGTAGCTACTTTCAGTAATACATCATGTAAATAATTATTTCAATGGTTTTAAATTATTTTTTTCACAATAGTTGTTATATATATTTATTTGCTCTTTAATAATATCAAATTGGTCTTCATGTAATATGTAGCGCTCAATGGAGTCCCCTTCCTCTTCGATGTTAGCTGGGTTTTTTAGATATACTTTTAATTTCCACCATTTATTTTTTATACCTCCTTCACTATCTATGTGAAGTAGTTTTATTAATTTTATTTCATCAAATTTAATAAAAAACTCTTCATAATTTACTTCTTTTATTTTTAAAAACATAATTAACTCCTATTAATTTTATTAACTCTTTGATTTATTCTTATTATCATTGATTCAGGAGCCCCTTTATCTTTCAATGACTCCATAAACTTCTCAAACACTCTCGGATAATTTCGCTTTTCAAATGTATGATAAACACCGCCGTCAGGTTTCATGATAAAACTGTAATCGTTTCCCATTGTTCCTGCTGTAACTCTAGAGGTATATTCATTTATAACTTCAATTGTCTTAGCCATACGCGGATCTTTTTTTGCTATGTGTTGAGCTGACTTCCTTTTCTTCTCAATTTCAATGTGATCTGCTATACGCTCATACTTTTTCTTGAGAGAAGCTGGAGACTCAACAACAAAAGTATTATTAACATCCATAACAAAATCTATTAATCCTATTACATCGTCTCTTGATAAATCCTTTTGTCTCATAAGAAGATCAATATCTCTATTCCATGAATACCAATTGGGTTCAGGTCTCTTAGGTCTTATTTCTTTTAATTTCTTAAAAAAATAATTAGAAAGGAATGGAGCATCTTCAGATGCGACCTCTTTCTTCTTATTATATTGTTCTTCTTTAATTAGTTCTTCTTTTATATCGTGTGGCGACATAGGTATATCGTGTGGCGACATACCCCCTGTCGTGTGGCGACATACCCCCCCCTTTTCTTTTTCTTGTTTTATCTTTTTGAAATGTTCATAGTTTTTGTCCCACATATCAGCAACTTGAATTAGTGATGAGTTATATGATTTATCTATCTTTTTTCTCTCAGTTATTTTTATTAATCCTTTGTTCTGTAAAGATTTCTTGCATTCATTCAGCTTAGTCAATCCCATTTTAGTTTTCTCCATTAATGTTTTGTTAGAACAGGTGCATTTACCTCCATCAGATGCTATTCTTTTGATATGGACGTATAACCATCCTTCGTAACAATTTAATCCGATGTCTAAAATTATATTTGGAGTTTCTGTTCTCCACTTATGATTAGAGCTTAAATCTTCAATTTGGAAATTTTCTTCATCTTTTTCTTGATTTAATGCGACAGCATCATTATTATTAGAGTACATAATTTCCCCTCCTATGGGTTGTTGTGTGAGAGTACATAATTATCCTTCCTTTTTGTTGGGGTGATTGATTGAACATAGAGAAACCTCATTAGTGTTGAAAGTTAGTGTGGGTTTAGTGGATTTCCTTAGTAGCTTCTGGCAATCCATTAGTTTAAGATAGTTAGATTCATTTGTCCTCGCGGACATCTCTTTGGGGGAAGGTGTGGTTACTTTTCCCCAATATTTTTTTTCTGTTTCTTTTTTTATTAATCTCATCATATCCACAATCATAATTAATTTTTCGTAAGCCATTGTGCGTGTGCTACATTTTCAGGGTTCCGCATACCCATATATCCTTTTAAAAGATTTATAATTATTAGTATATCATTTTTTTAATTTGTTGTTCTTGTCTTTTATTCTGTCTACCTTTCCATCAGTCAATTGTTTTACCGCTAGAATTATTCTTTTTGGAACAGGCCTTTCATCTGTCATATATCTAAACAATGTTGAATATACTATTCCAAGTTGTTTTGCAAAAAAAGATATCTTTATCCCTTTATTATTTAAGTAGTTGCGTAACTTCATTATTATCCTGCAATGTTTTTGTTGTTATTTAATATGGTATTTATTATATTTATCCTATAAATTAAAGACAAGATAAGTTAAATAAAAAATATAGGCTGGAAAGCCAAAGGAGATGATGATGAGTTGTTTAGAGAATAATAAATTACTAGATAGATTAAAAGAAGCCTATGACATATGGGTTGAAGATTACGACGTTCAAAACGAGTTAGCCGAACGTTTCTTAGAAGGTGTTGATTATTATAGGTATTGTAAAGATGATGCTTGGGATTTATTACACCCTGTTTTAGATGAATTTTATGACGAAATAGAAGAAGCTTTTTTTAATAATGGAACCGCTTGTTTTGATATAGATTTTTTATATGAACAAACAATAAAAAAATAGAAAACCTAAATAACTAAGGATACTTATGATGAATATGTATGAACCACCCTTAGAACCTTATTGTGATTTCGATCCAATGGATGACTGGGTGCATGTTGATGAACTCAATAAATATGATGATGCTGAATGTTACCTTAAGCAAGTGATAAACCAAATATATAACGTTGGCAACATAGATGCATTGGAAGATGCTCTAGAAGAACTAGCCAATGTCTTTGATATAAACCTACCAAACAAACAACCAATAATAGCAAAGATGAATGAAGTGTACGATAAAAACGTACAACTCAAAGCTATTAGTTAAAAGGAGAATAATGATGAATAAAAATGAAATTATAGTTAAGCAAAAAGACTATTTAGTTGAATTAAAAAGCACACAAGAGCTTTGTAATATGTTAATGAAGTCCCCTCACTATGCAAAGATGGGACAAGAAGGTATATTTGCTATTGCAACTACCGCTAAATCCTTAGGAATAGATCCTGTTCAAGCTTTGATGGGCGGTCTTTACTTTGTTAAAGGCAAAGTTGAGATGACATCAAGAATGATGGCTGCATTGATTAGATCAAAGAAGCACTCTATTACTAAAGATTCCAAGAGCAATCAAGAGATATGTATTTTACATGGAAAGAGATCAGATACTAAAGATTGCTGGACTGCTAGTTTTTCTATTGCTGAAGCTAGAAAGGCTGGGTTGGTTAAAGATTATGGGCCTTGGGTTACTTATCCTGAACGTATGTTATACGCTAGAGCTTTATCTATTTTAGGGAGAGAATTATTTCCGGATATTATTGGAAATTGCTACGTTGTAGGAGAGATAAGCCTAGATCCTAATATCAAAGAGGCCACTACCTATCATAATGATGATCAAAATGATAGTATTTCAGACACTAAATTAATAGAAAATACAGACAGTAGAACAGATGAAGAGGTTAAGGCTTTGATGGATCTATTTAATATCGTACCAGATTACAAAAAAGAAATAGAACTGTTCTTGAGAAAGAAAGAAATCTTAGCTTTAAAGGACATTCCAAAAGAAATGTATACTAAGGTTCTGAAGAGAGCTAAAGAGAAGGTAAAAGAATATATGGGAAATCTACAAGATAGGTTTTCTGAGGAAGATTTAGAGGTGGCAAATGCGTAAACTTAACTTTAAATCTGAACAAGAATATTGGGACTTTAGAAAGAATAGAATTGGAGCCAGCGATGCCTCAATAATTTTGGGTGTTTCTAAGTGGAAAACTAATGATGGAAGAATAAAGACACCACGTTTATTGTGGCAAGAGAAGCTTGGTTTGAGCAGCATGGACTGTGATAACGCAGCCACAAGATATGGTAAGGCTATGGAGCAACCTGCTAGGGAAGTATATGAGTCCATGGTAGGAGAGCTATTCACTCCAGAACCCATAGAAAATGAAAAATATCCCCACTTGATGGTGTCATTAGACGGTCTAAACGTAACTGATGACAGAGCAGTGGAGATAAAAAACTGTAGTGCAGAAGATCACAAGCTAGCTAAGGAAGGAAAAGTGCCAGCTAAATATTATCCACAAGTACAGATGCAAATTATGGTAACTGAATTACCTTTTGTCGACTACTTTTCTTTTCATAAAGGAGAAGGAGTTATCGTTAAAGTGGATAGAGATGATGAATATATATCGGAAATGTCGAAAAAACTCGACAGGTTTTGGGAATATGTTGAAAATCTTAAAGAACCCCCACTTACTGAAGATGACTTCATTGAAAAGGGAGATGACTGGCATCAAATTGCTGAAAAGTTATATGATATAAAAGAAAAAAAGAAAGAGCTTTGCTTACAGGAGAAAGAACTAGAGAAACAGCTGAAATCTCTCTCAGACAACAAAAACGCCGCTTCTAAGGAGTTTCGTTATGTGTGTAGTACATCCATAGGGGCTATAGACTATAACTTGATTCCTGAGCTTTTAAATAGGGATCTGAGCGAATATAGGAAAGATCCTATAACTAGATGGACTTTGAGAAAGTCTTAATAATAATACCTACGTTCTTCGAAAAAGCCCCCTTGAATGGGGGCTATATATTGCATCGTTCTTTAAATGTAGAACATCTTTATTATGTTTATCACACCACAAAGAAGAAATCCAGCTCCAAAGCAAATTAAGTATCTTGATCTAACTGGTATTGAATTCCACATTTCTTTAAATATCTTTTTCATTTTAACTCCTAGTTTTTGCAAACATCTGGACATTCAGGAAGAATTCTATCAGCAAAGACTTCTTTGTCAGGGCAGTCTCTAAGCTCTTGTCTGTATGTTTCTACTATTCCTTTGTTTTCTGCTGAGATTGGAAAGTCGCTAAGCATATATTTATCTACTCTAGCTATCTCTATGTCTCTTGCACATCTTAAATCAATCATGTATCTGTCTTGATTAAGAACCCATTCTTCTGCATCCATGTCATAGTCGTAATCTGGAGATGGGCGAATTGGAACTTCAACACATGTTTCAGAATTCCACAGTGAATCTGTATCTTCACTAACTACATATGAATAAGATGGATGTGTATTGCTATCTGGTCTCATATAATATTTTATCATAATTTCTCCTATGGTGTATATTCCGTAATAACTAATGTTGTTGAAGAAACTCCATTAAAAAAGTTGCCGCCACCATTATTACTATTAACGTAAAAAGTTCCTCCAATTGATCCAACCCTTGCTTTAAATGTAGTGGAACTTGTTGTTCCTGCTACCATTTCATGTGTTAAGGTTACTGGAACTTGGTATCCTGCTGTGAGAGTTCCTAAGTTTGAGGCTGCAATAGAATCTGCTGTAGCATCTTGATAAAAGGCCACTACACCGCTGCTGTTTGTTGTGTTTGACCCCCACGAGGCAAAACATATGGATAATATATTAGATGCACTTTTAGGTGTAATTGTTACTGTTAAAACTTCATCACCTTCAGTTTGCTGTGGCTTTGTGTTATCCATAGCAACTGCTGTAGCACACGTTACAACTGCCGTAGTTCTTGAATATACATGTTGAACTGCGCTCCTAGGAGACCAGCTTACCGCCGCTGCTCCATCAGTAGTCAGCACATCATTAGCATTGCCGTCTGCCGTTGGAAGGGTATAAGCACTATTAATTGTCATTGCTCCTGCTGAGGTAATGTCTAATATTGTTGAAGATGCTCCAGCTGGCACGCCTGAAATAATCTTAAATTTATCTGAATCTGCATTGTCTGCCTTTATTATGTATTCTCTTACACCAGCAATAATAAGATCCAACGATGGGTCTCCTCCGCTAGCTCCTCCAGTGTATGCATAATAACGAGCATCTGATGCTGCGTTTGTATTGTCTAAGTTAACTGCTCCATATTGTACTACAGTTCCAGTGTATGACGCTCCTAGATATGCAAACTGACCTCCAAATGAAGTGCTTGGGTTAACTGAAACATCTGCTGGTGTGGGATCAAATACCATCAATGCCGTCCCAGCGCTTGGGCTTGCTCCTGTTGTTATTTTTACTAGATCAGTAGACGATGTATCTATTCCAAAACTGGTTTCGGCTCCTCCTGATATTCCAAAATGAACAAACGGGTCGCCTGTTTGAGTTGCACCGCCAACACTTATATTTAATGATGCTCCTGATACGTTTGCAGCTGTATTGTCAGTGTTTGTTACGTTAAGAGTTCTTGTTGTTCCTGCTGTTGCAGTTGTAAAGGTAAAATCAGCAGCTGCACTTGATCCAAAAGCTGGGTCTGCTCCAGTTGCCCCTACTAATAGCTGGCCTGTTGTTCCAACTGCTGTAGCGTCAATTGCATATGATGCTCCACCTAATAAGACGGCATGCTCTGGTGTCACCCCTAGTCCAACATCATCTAGTGTTTCTAAAGCAGTTTGTACTGTTGTGTCTGTAGCTGTAAGCCATCCATTAAAATTTGATGTATCTGTTGTTATTAAATTTGCTGAAGAGTTATTTATAGCGACAAAACTACCTCTAATAGTAGCTTTTTCTATTATAACTTCCACTATAGAAGAAGAAGATTCTTCATATATTACATATCCTAATTGGCAAACTTCTAGATTAAATAGTTCATTTGTAGCATAAGATATATTACCATTAGATATAGCAGCATCAGCAGCTGATTGGTTGTTATATTGAGCATCGTCTATTACAGCTATATATTTAGGTGTAGAACTGTTTAAATCTTCTTTAGAACAGTAAAGCCTAAATACTCCATATTTATTTACTCCTAATGCTGTAACAACACCAGCGTTATTATAAACACTAGGAAAAGTTGCAGTTGATGTATTAAAAACCCATTTTCCACTACCATCGACATAATAAAACTTCCAGGTTTCTCCAACTCCTCCAGAATTTGGAATTGTTGTTTCAAGTCCATGGTCTTCTAAGTAGTCAGTTCCAGATATTTCTATTTCATCTGTTCCATTTAATGTTATATTTGCACCGTTATTTCTATTAGAAATTACTGTTCCAATAGAATTATGTAGATAAACCGATAAATCTGTTGGAGCAGAATATGGATGGTTTTCTTTAACAACCAATGTATTAGATGGTGTATCATTATCACATAATATTTCAAATAATGGTATGTTGTCTTCATAATTTGCTTGAGTGAATGAACTTGTAGCTCCTATAGTTCCTGTTGAATCTATGTAAACTAAATATGTATTGCCTTTTGTTAAAGAGGCTGTAGTTTGAGGAGCTGTCCAAGATATCTTTTGTCCTTTTATATATCCTGATCCAGACCTTAAAACTGTTAATTGAGTTCCAACTACACTATAATATGCTCCAGCTCCACCCCATTCTAAGAAACCAGTGAATTTCTTATCATTATTGTATGAAATTAAGTTAGCTGGACTCAAGTTCTTATTCGTATCTGTTCCTACTTTTGTCTCATCATTTGTAGCTTTTGTAGTCTCAAGATTAATCGATCCAGCGCCATTAGTAATTGTTACGCTTCCACTTGTAGAAGTAAGTGCTGCGCTTACTGGAGCTGAACCCGTTGATCCTATTATTATCTGTCCATCTGTAAGTGGACCAATCTCACCTAGTTCTCCACCAGTTGAGTAATATGCGACTGTATTTGCTGTTCTATCTATTAATCTAGCGCTACCACTTATAGATTTACCACCATTAATAGTTAATGTTCCTGCATATGTAGCATCGTCTACAAAGTCTACTCCTGTTGAATCTATAGTTCCTGTTCCACCAACTGCTGGTGAGTTTGAAGAGTTAATAGTTACTGTAGATAGAGTTAGAGCGTTTCCAGAGTTATGAGTGATAGCTTGATTCACCCCAGTGTCTGCTAATGAGTTGTACATTCCTACTGTTGCAGTGTCTGCTGTTGTAATTGTATTATCAAACCAACATCCTCCACTAAGAACCGCTGTTCCTGTGCTTTGGAATGTAATGGGACACTGGACATGTACATTATAAAATTCAGAGCTACCTGATATAGTGCATGTATTTCCACTACCTTTACCAGCTGTGATGTTTACCATGAAAACAAATGCTCCACCAGTATTGTTTATCCACCCATCGTTAGTAGATCCTATTTCACCGATATCAAAGCCAGTAAAGCTTCCTGTCCAGTTAGGTAAGTTGAATGTATATCCGTTGGTTACAGCGACTGCATCATCTATTAATATCAAGTCAGCTGTTCCTGCTACTGCTGATGTGAAAATGTCTGTTGCACTTTGTAAAAATATATTTCTTATAGTTAGAGTTCCACTTGCAGGTGGTATATGAGTTCCTATAATCTTACAAGTTTGCGTATCGGCTACACCTACAGCTCCCCATAGATCAATACCATCATAATGAGTTAAGTTCTCCGTATAAGTTGCAGGTCTAATATAAACTGTTGCTGGACCTCCAGCTGTATTAGCTGCATTGATCGCACTTTGTATTGTTTGGTACGCTGTTTCTCCAGCTATTGGATCTACTACATATTTGGTTATATCAGCTAAGTTTTTAACTGTTACTGTATTTCCTGTTGCAGATGTAGTTACACTATTGCTACCTGATAAATTTACTATTCCAGCAACAGGCAAAGCACTACCAGCATCAGCATTAATTTGTGTTATATCATTTCCTGCCTCACTAGAAGAGTCAAAAAAGTCAAGTTCGCCTGTTATCGCGTTATATCGATAGCCCATAGTTTCTCCTCACGAGTATGTATAATTTACTACTTCACCAAACGCTACAGTTCCACCAGAAGTGTATGCTGTATATGCTGTGGTATTTATTCCTGATAATTCAAAGGTATTACCAGCGATGTTTGCTACTGTATAAACGTTTGTTCCATCAAAGTTTACTTCTGTCATGCCTGTTACACTCTGAATAACAATTTTATCACCGTTTGTTAATGCTCCAATAGCAGATACTGTTACTACTCCTGTAGCAGCTTGAGATATATCTGTGATTGTTAAATCTGTTTCACTCGTCCATGCAAATTCAAAGTCACTTCTTGTCAATCCGTCTGAATCTTCTGGCCATTCAACTCTTGTAATTCCTTGAGCTGAGTCATAAGTAATTTTTCTTATTTGCCATTTTTCTTCATCTAATCCTATTCCAACTTTTGCTCTTCCGAGAAAAACTGGATTTCCATTAGTATCATTTATGGCTACATATGATACTTCTGAGTCTTGAACTATGAATTCTCTTCTATCATTAGCTCCATACTTAAATGGTCTGTTTATTCCACTAGACATGCTTACCTCACCATTAATACATTTGCGGCAATAATTCCTACTCCAGGACCAACATTATGTTTAATATATAATTGTGTTCCTGCAGCAAATAAATATTCGCCTTCTGTAATTGTTTTATGCCTTGCAAGTCCTGTCATCCTAAGCGTCTTTCCAGCTCCAATCCTCATTGAATTATCATTACCATTAACTGAAACGTAAACATCAGCTGTTGATTCATTAATTATGATACATTCATAACAAGGATAAGGGATTACAGTATCGAAAGCTTGAAATGCTCCTGTTAATAAAGAAGCATCGAACTCTTTTACATCGAATTCTGTTATTAGTGTCATGGTTATCTCCTTTGTTTAGATATGAGGCATACGAAGAAATCGTATACCTCATAATTTATGTTTAAGCTTGATAACCACATTTAATTGATGTAATATCTACCTGAGTAGGATTAGCACTATGATATAAATGTATAAACGGACAAACTACATCTCCATTGTCAAATGTAAATGCAGCAGGAACGCTTGGCGCTACTCCGTTTATAGTATAAGTAACAACACCAGCGGCTGAAACTAATACTCTAAGTGTATTTGTAGATCCATCTCCACCCCATGCATCTGTAGTATCAGTAATAGTTTGACCTCCACCATTAAGCTCAGTCATTGTCACTACGTTTGTTACAGAAGAAGCTGCGTTCATACCGATAGTTGCATAATCAGTATAAGCCGACATTGTTCCATTATTTGCCTCAGATTTTCTAAAACCGATAACATAAGGAGCCGCTCCGTCCATATCATTAATGTAAAGACCAACTTCAAAGAAGAATGCTGCGTCAGTACCAATTGTGAATGCATGTCTAGAGTTTGTTCTAGCTGCTCCAAAGTTATATTCAGCACCTTCTGTTGCAGTTAAGTCAAGAGATACTAATAGACCATTAGCGTCCATTCTAGGAGATATAATTGTTTGACCAGCTCCAATTATGAACTGTTCCATTGTTACACCACCTTGAAGAGCCATTATGTTAACGTCTCCAGTTGCTCCAGTTGCTACACCACCTGTATTAGCTGCTGTAGTCATTGTTGGATTGCATTGGATAGTTGGAATATCATCCCCAGAACTTGATAAGAATTCAGCGTCTATTTCTTTAACAGTACCTGTTACTGTTATTTCTCCAGTACCCGATTGTAGAACTAATCCAGTAGCTCCAGTGGTATTACCGATTGTAACAGTTCTTGCTGCTGCTCCTGTACCAATATTAATTGCTTGAGCGTTGGCATCGTCACCTATATTAAGAGCACCACCAGTAGAGTTAAGAGAAACAGCTCCTGCCGCATCTATGTCTACTGTAGAACTAGATTCTAATGACATAGCACCAGAGTTAGCTATATTACCAAGCGTTACTGTGCCTGTTGAAGTTCCTACGTTTGCTGAGAAAGCTGCATTAACATTAGTATTAACAACTACAGCACCATCTAGATTAATAGTAGTATTTGCATCAGCATTACCAACATTAACTGTTTTTGTTCCAGTTCCGTCAGATAAATTTAATACTGCTGTACCTGCTGCTACGTTACCGCAAGCTATTTCTGTTGTATGAGTACCAGAAGTAACTGCGCCACCTGCAATGTATGTTAATACTTGCCCTGTAGTTACACCGCCATTGTTAATATCAACGCTTTTGATTGAGTCAGCATTAGTAGTAGCTCCACCGTCACCGATAGATATATCATCAGTAACAGATGCAGTAACTACTGTTCCACTACCAATTGTTATGTTTCTATTAGCGGTTGGTGCTATATTACCAAATGTAAGACCTGTACAATCTGCTTCGTCACCAATTCTGATTCCGCCAGTACCAGCTTCTATAAGAACTCCACCATTAGCTGCTGATGCCTCAATATGAACAGCATCGTTTTCAGCTTCTGTAGAAGTAACATTAACAGCACATCCTACCCCTTCTAAAGAAAGGTCCAATCCAGCGCTTGTTACAGTAATGTTGGAAGCTGCTTGTCCATCTATAGAGAAAGCTCCACCTGTTGCTAAAATATCTAGACCACCAGTTCCACAGTCTACGTCAATACCACCAGCTGCATCGGATGCGTCTATTAAGATAGCTTGAGCGTCTGCTTCTGTAGCTACGATATTTATAGATCCACCAGTTGCTCCTAGTGTTAAATCTTCAGATGCTCCAGTTACTGTAAAGTTAGATGCTGTTGCTCCGTCTAATGAGATTCCAGCTGCTGTGTCTATAGTTATTGCTGCACCTGATCCGATATCTATAATCCCAGCATTAGCACTACCGATTGTAACTGTTCCTGTAGAAGTACCAGTATTAATAGAAGTGTTAAAGTTAGAGTTATCATTAAGAGAGATAGCTGCGCCTGATACAGTTAATCCTGTTAGTGCGCTTAAAGCTCCATCTGAATCAATTGTAAACTGGTCAGCGGAATCACTATCTTGAACTCTAAAGAATGTTGCACCTGCATTGTCTCCAAGTCTTACTACAACATCATTAGCTCCGCCAGCTTGTATTAATGCATCTGCTGCTGCCGCTGTAAATAAAGGAGCAACAAAAGATGTATTAGCTGTACCAGTTGTAAATGTTGCAGCTGCTGGAGTCGTAGCTCCAATTATACCATCCATGTTAACTACTGTAAGAGTACCATTTGAGTCTAAGCTAGCTACAGTTGCGCTTGCTGAATCTTCAAAGTCAATTACATTGGCTCCAGCTGCATCACCCATTTGTATTGTGATGTCTGAACCTGCAGCTACGTTAATATCCATTGCTGCTGCTGAAGTTATTAAAGGAGTTGTTAAAGAAGTTGCAAGTGTTACAGCTGCATCTAAGTTAAAAGTAATCGTTCCAGGTCCTGCTGTTCCAGCTGTAGTAATGTTAGTTCCACCAGCTAAAATAACCGTACCAAGCGTCGGCGATATTGCTCCCCCTCCGTCACCAGTTAGAGTATCAACATCTGATGCACCAGGCGTTGCAATCATCCATATAGCATCTCCGCTAGAATCGAGTCCACCAAAGTTGTACATGCTTGCTGTGTCAGCTGTAGGTTTGTAAATCCAAGGATATCCAATAGAAAATTGAGTATCAGCAGCCGTTGGGGCTCTTGGATATTCTTTTGCTATTGGCGGAACATCTATAAAAGGTAATTCCGAACAATAGGCTTTATAAATCTTTTTAGTCATTTGTTCCTCGCGTGTTTGAAATGCCCTTATATATGTGGTTATGGGCCTTTACCTATATAATAACATTTTTAATGATAATTTTCACTATTTGCTTTTTTTTTATTATTAAATACGGTACCATTGAACCATGATTAAGAAACAATTGAAAGTTAGGGTACATCCTAATAAGCATAAGGCACTAAAGATACTGGCAGCAAAGAAAGGCGTGTCGGTAAATTACATTGTAGAGCTTCTTATTTCGATGGTAACGGCTGATCCAGAAAAATTTTTTTTAAATGAAAAAGAAGATTTAAAATAATAATAATACAAAAGGAGAAAAAAATGGCATCTAAATGCGATAATTTAAAACCAGGCTCATCAACAATTCAATCAGTAGAGAATCAAACTATAGAACATGTTGAACATCTGCACACCATTGAAGCAGTTACACCCCAACAAAGTTTTTGGAATGGCTTTTCTTGGGCAGCTGGTGCTTCTATGTTTAGTTCAGTAACTTATGTTACATACAAAGTAGGAAATATTGCTTATAATGCTTTTATTGGAGTAAAAGTAGGAGCTGCAGCAGGAGCTCCATTGGGACCATATCTAGCAATACCTATGGCTGCAGCTGGCGGTACAGCTGGTGCTGTAAAAGGATTATTTACCTAAAGGAGTTTATATGTCTATACAAACAGATACTATTATAGCAGGAATGACTGTTAAACATATTGAACACGTGCATAAGGAAACTCAAAAAGATACTGACATAAAAACTAAAGAACTTTGGTGGAATTTTATTAAAGGAATGCTTTCCGCAGCGGTTTTTATAACATTGTATTTAACATCACAACTGCCAATTACTTTTAAAGTTATCATTTTAACAACATTAGTTTTTTCAATATTAATACAAACAATTACACATACAGCAATTCAAAACATTTTAAATAACAAAGGAGTAAACCATGTCTACTAAAATAGCAGGAATGACTGTTAAACATATTGAACACGTGCATAAGGAAACTCAAAAAGACACTAGGAGTTTTGCAGATACAATTGCACAAAATATAGCACATCAAGCAATTGGAGCTGTTGTCGGCCAAATTCTTCCATGTCAAGCACAAGGAGAATTACCTACTACAAAAACTTTGGTCGCTCGCTTAAATGGTGCGCCAATGGCTGGTGTTGAATTAATGGCTGACAAACCAAAAATAGTTTCTAATTCTTGTATAGGATTTCATCATCCAGTCGATTTTCACATGCATGTTCCTTCTCAGGAAGAATATAGTGGACGACCCCCGACTGGAAAGTATTTATAGCGTTTGAACATTTTATGAAAATATATATGCTAACGGCTGATCCAGAGAAGTTTTTTTTGGATGAAAAAGACAGTAAATAATTAATTGAAAATTTAAGTGCAAAATGTTGATTTTGTATATAAAAGGAGATTTATGGATTTTAAAAAGAGAATTGATGAAATTAAAGAAATAATTATAAAAGAAGATCATCATGTGGTGTTTAACAATATAATAATTTTCTTTAAGGGGTTGATTGATGGAAAATAAAGAATTAATTGAGTGTATTGAGGCTCAAACAAAAGAATTAAGAGAAGGTATTGAGCATGCCATAATTTTAATAGGTAATAAGATAGCCGAAACTTTAAATGTTAATTTGATGGACATTGCTGAACAGCTAGAACATATATCTGAAGATTTAAGCAATTTAAAAAGAGACCAATAAAAGGAGAAAATAATGGAAAATGAAAAAGTGAGAGAAGCTGAGGCTTTAGCAGAAGCTGATAAAAGAATCAAAAAATAAAAGTATGTGTGCTATGGGGGACAGTTTATGAGTAAGTTTAATAGGTATAATCCATCTGATTTGAAGAAATCCTCGCACATGGAATGGATAAACGTTAAAGATGAAAAACCTAAAGAAACTGAATCCGTAGTTTTCTTTCAACCGTCAACTGAAAAGTATTTTGTTGCTAAACTTAAATGTGAAGAAGTCGCTTCTGAAATGAAAGAATATTTAGGGAAAGAATATGATTATTTTTGGGTAACAGCAACTGGGTACCGTAAAGACATGCAAGAGGATGATGTTTGGATGAGCTTTCCTTTGTATACCGCAGTTAAAACATATAAATAAGACCTAAGCCCACCCTCTTCATAGGAGAAGTTAATGAGTGTATTAATAAAAAATGAGACCCAACCCCACCAGTTAGACTTCGTCGCAGCAATGCAAGATTTGAAGAAATCTAGAGCTGGTTTCATCGAAGGTATAGAGCATATGTCTTTGTCTAAGATGATTGAAGGATGGCTTTCTAATTTAAAAGCTGGAACAAGAAGGAATTATGCCTACTATATTAGTGACCTAATGCTCCGTGGTTTCATACCAAATAGTACAGTAGGCTTTTTCAACAAGATACCTCATGAAGCTAATATAGATAAAATAAAGACTATATCTGGATGGAGTGAATCTACTAGACAAGTATATGCATCATGTTATATAAGCTTGACTGCGTATTTAAATAGGATATCACAAGGATGGTTTAGAAGAGCCCTTCCTTCTAATTTAGCATCAAACAGAACTTTCTACCAAGTCAGAGATAAATGCGCTACAGAAGCTCTTACGTTATCTGAATGGCATCGATTTATTGATGTCTTAGAAAAGATAAATTTGAGAGATTCATTAATTGCTAAATGCATGCTTCAAGGAGCTAAGAGAATATCCGAAGTTCTTAATGTAACAGAAGACCTCTTAGACTTCGATAAAGGTATCATACGCTTCGCTCAAAGCAAGGTTGGTGGTACCATACGTTGGATGCCTATAAGCTTCCCTAAGCCCTTTCTAAATGCGTTAAAGGACTATCTTTATTTGACTCAGAATCAACGATCTGACAGTAACCTAGTGTTTATTACCAATCAAGGCAAGAAAGTCCATCGTAGCCGTCTTAATTTCTCTTTTTACAAAGCTTCTGAGCTTGCTGGCATAAAAAAGGTCACTCCACACGTTTTAAGAGCTTCTTGGGTAACATTTGCAAAGACTCAGGGGGTGCCTGACTCTGAAGTGATGAAAGTCACAGGACATAGCTCATCAAAGATGGTATATGCTTACGATAAGAGCAGCGCAGAAAATAACTATACAAAAAGGTTGGTATTAATATGAAAAAATATATGTCCATTGATGACGTAGCTAATGATCCTAAGTATCCATTTAGCAAAGGTCAGGTTAGGCATCTAGTAGCTAAGAGAAAAACAAACGGACTTGCTACCAGTATTCGAAAAATTGGTAGGAGAGTTTACATTAGAGAAGATTTG